GTAGATAGAGGCTTAACAGGATTTGTTGTTGCTGATACTCCGTTTAGATTAGCACCAAATGCAACTTCACTACAAAACTACGGTAATAATACAGCAGGCGCAAGTGCAGACGGAGAAGAAGGTTTAGTATCATATGATGAGTATATGGCGGCGTTTTATCCAGCAGGTTTAACAACTGATGTGACAGGTAAGAACATTGTTGTTCCGTCAAGTCACATGATGCTACGTACTATTGCAGTAAGTGATGCAGTATCGTTTCCATGGTTTGCTCCAGCAGGAACAAGACGTGGTGGAATTAGCAATGCATCAAGTGTAGGTTACATTGATAACGAAGGCGAATTTAACGCAGTTGCATTAAATGACGGTGTACGTCAAACAATGGCAGGAGTTAAAATTAACCCACTAACATTTATTACTGGTAGCGGATTAGTTAACTTTGGTCAACACACTAGAGCAAAGAACGCAAGTTCATTAGATAGAATTAACGTTGCAAGATTAGTTGCATACTTAAGACGTCAAATGACGCTACTTGCTAAACCGTTCATGTTTGAACCAAACGATAAGATTACACGTGATGAAATCAAACAAGCAACTGAAAGTTTATTACTTGAACTTGTAGGTCAAAGAGCACTTTATGACTTCCTCGTTGTATGTGATGATACTAACAACACATCTGCAAGAATTGATCGCAACGAGTTATACGTTGACGTAGCAATTGAACCAGTGAAGAGTGTGGAATTTATATACATTCCATTACGCTTAAAGAACACTGGCGAAATAGCAACTTTGGGCAATCAATAATGTGGATAAATAAAACTATACAAGGAGCAAATTAATGGCTATTTCAAGTTTAAGCAAATTTACAGTTCCGTTGGCGAGTGACCAATCAGCAAGTTCACAAGGCTTGTTGATGCCAAAACTCAAGTATCGCTTTAGAGTGAGCCTTGAAAATTTTGGTGCTGGTGCTCCTAACATAGAACTAACAAAACAGGTAATTGATGTTACAAGACCGAATGTAAACTTCGAATCAATTGCTATTGATGTTTACAACTCAAAAGTTTACTATGCTGGTAAACACACATGGCAACCGATTACAATCACATTACGTGATGATGTAAACAACGCTGTGAGTAAGAGTGCAGGTCAACAACTACAGAAACAATTCGATTTCTTTGAACAATCGAGTGCGGCTTCCGGAATAGATTACAAATTCAAAACTAGAATTGAAATCTTAGACGGTGGTAACGGTGCTAACACACCAACAGTACTTGAGACATTTGAATTAGTTGGTTGTTTTGTACAAGACATTAACTACAATCAGTTAACATACTCAGATTCAAATCCAGTTGACATTACTATGTCACTACAATACGATAACGCAATCCAAACTAATGGCGCTGGTCAGCCAAATGGTATTGGACAGGCAATCGGAAGAACAGTTAGAACTTTAGCAACAGGCTAATACCTAATTAGTAGTCAACAGAGTACAAAGGGCCGGGGTAAAACTCGGCTCTTTTTTTATGGCTAAATAATAATATGAGCAAAGTAACTAAATTTTTAGGTAGTGTAGTCGGAGGAATATTTGGTTCTGAAGGCGACATGAAAGATTATAAACATGCCGCAAGATTGTTTACAGACGATTACATGCGTCTTGCACCCAAGGTTGAATTTTTATATCATGTACATTTTGATATTAATAAGGCCGCGGCACGTAGTCCAGGTGGCCCAGTAGGTTGGTCAAAATCCGAACCAAACATTGAAGTAGGTATGCTAGTTAAAGCATGTCAGGTTCCAGGAGTAACACTTAACACTGAAACTAAAAATCAATACGGTAAGAAAACTAACATTCAAACACAAGCACAGTACACTCCAATTAATATAACATTCCATGATGATAATGTAAACTTAATTAGTGGTATGTGGCAACAATATTTTAAAAATTATTATGCTGATTCTGTATTTCCAGATGAGTTAAAAGTACAACCAACTTATAGCAGACCAGCAGGCGGTAACCAGCCTGGTGGTGGTGGTAGTCCTTATAGAACATCTCCCAAACAAAGCGGAAAAGTAGGGTTTGGTATTAACAGTGATTTTCCAGGACACTTCTTTAACAAAATTAGTATATACCAATTAAGTAGACATAACTTTTTTGAGTACACATTAATTAACCCAATAATTCAAAGTTGGCAAGGTCCGCAATTAAATTCTTCAAGCAGTCAGCCTGCTGAAAACCAAATGGTATTAATATACGAAGGTATCAAGTACGCTCAAGGTAGAGTAGGAAATGATAATCCAGATGGCTTTGCACAATTACATTATGATAAGTCTCCAAGTCCATTAAGTATTATGGGCGGAGGTAGTAACACACTATTTGGACAAAATGGTGTAGTTGCGGGTGGACTTGATGTGTTTGGTGATTTAATGGATCCAAATGTAATGAGCAATCCATTAGCATTAATAGGCACTGCAATTAAAGCAAAGAACACTTACGACAATGCTAAAACACTTACTAAAGCAGGAATTAAAAACGAAGTATCAAGTATTGCAACAGGTGCTATAACAAATACTATAGAAGATAGTGTTCAAATATTTGGACTTAATAAAGTAAATGATACTAAAGCAACACAAGTAACATTATCAACACAAAACGGTGACACTAGCGTTGCTGACACTACAACTATTCAAAAGAAAGCAAACGCAGGCGAGAACAACGGAGAGGGTGGCACAAGTACAGGTGGCACATTAATGAACGGTAGAACAGCAGAAGAGACTATAAACCAAAGAGTAATCAATCCTAATACCGGAGAGCCAACAAGATGGCTCAATAACACAGATTTTTATACGTGGATCAGGTCCGGTAAACCTGATACATGGATACCAGGTGGTGGCGGCGAACAATTGATCATTACTGTTGTTCCAATAGAAAACTAATAGGAAAAAATAATGAAAGAAACTTTTTCAAATTTACCAATGGATGTACAGATTAAAAAGAAAGATAGTAACGAAGATTCTATTTTATATTTTGATGCACTTAACAAGGCAGAACTACAATTTAAAGCCAGTGAAAGTGATGCGGCCATTGCATTCTTTTTAAAAAGAGGAATGGAAGAACCAGCGGCAAAAAGTGTTGCATTTATTTTTTTAAAACAATGTAAACTTGACGGAGTTAGTCCGTTTGAATTACTTGATCAATTAAGAAGTTTAGAAGTAACTCAATTAGATAATGTACTAGGTGAAATTTTGAATATCAATAGAATAAATGTTTCAGCACTAGGTACTGCAAAACTTGAAACAGGCGATAACCCGGCTAAGAGGAATATCATTGCATAATGGCACGATTAGGAAACTTCGCCCGTGGTAGGTACGAACTCAAGAACCCAGAAAAATACATAGGAACCAAAACTCCAACTTATAGATCAAGTTGGGAATGGCACTTTATGAAGATGTGCGATGATCATCCTGCTATTGCAAAATGGGCAAGTGAAAGTATCAAGATTCCTTACAGAAATCCCTTAGACGGTAAGTATACTATATATGTTCCAGACTTCTTTATTGTGTATGCAAACAGTAAAGGGAAAACTAAAGCGGAAGTGATTGAAATTAAACCAGAGAATCACACTGTTAAAGAGAGTGTTGGAAAGAGTGTTTATAACCAAACACAATATATTAAAAATAAAGCAAAATGGGAAGCGGCCGCGAAGTATTGTAAACAAAAAGGCATCCAATTTAGAGTAGTTACTGAAAAAGATTTATTCCACACTGGCAAAAGAAGATAAGTATTAATATGACAAAGAAATTAGAAGAATTGTTAGATCTACCAGAAGTTAAGAAAACTATGGAGCAGGTTGAAGCACCAAAAACCGTTGTTGAGATCAAAAAAGAAACTGACAACCTTGAGCGGAGTATAGCAGAATTTGATAAAATATCTGCCGCTTTACCCATGGTAAAAGGACTTGGAGAATTAGCAGATAAAGAACTAGATGATCTAGCAGAGAAAGCAAAACAAAGTTATGAAGATCTAATGGATTTGGGCATGAATGTTGAGTCCCGTTATGCGGGTAGAGTTTTTGAAACAGCAAGTAATATGCTTAAAAATGCTATTGATGCTAAAAGTCAAAAACTTGATAAAAAACTTAAAATGGTTGAATTACAACTTAAAAAAGCAAGTATTGATCAAAAACAAAGTGATAATACCGACACAGTTGATGCTGAGGGCTATGTAGTCATGGATCGCAACGCCATCTTAGATAAGATTTTAAACAATGATCAAGATAAATAAACGTAGTTAAAGGAGAATATGATGGCAGGCACATTTAAAAAACACCTAGCAGAATCAACAAAGCAATACGACTTTGTTATTAAAATTGCAGGCGTTTTAGATGAAAATTTTGAAGATAGTTTAGAGGTAGCATTAAAGAAATTTGATGTTGCAAATCTAACTGCAGGTAAGAAAACACCAATACAAAGTGTTCCATTAGACTTCCCTGAATTAACTAACACAGAAGTTACAGTATACGAAACAACAGTAAACTATCCAACTACACAACACGAACTTAGAACGTATCTATCAAGCGTACTTAATATGCAAGATGATATGATCCGTGTACGTAAACCAGGTGAACCAACAGAAGAATATCAAGCAGAACGTGATGAAGATAAGCCGTATGAAGATAAACTTTTAGATAGTGAATATAAAGATGCACCCAAAGTGGATAAAGATAAATTAGTTGCTACTGAAAAAGGTAAAGAGACGTTTTTACAACAGTTAGCAAAAGAACAAAAAGAGCGTCACAAGGGAGCAGAATAATGGCATCACGTGAAATGATCAATGTACTAGACCGTTTAAGAGATCTAGACAAAGTTAATCCTAATGTACATTCAGATGCATTAGAAAATACAGAGAAATTAAATCCTCCAGTCGAAGAGGCAAAAAAGAAGATGGTAAAGGATCCTAAAACAGGTAAGATGGTTCCAAGTTATGCTATCGACGGTAAAGGCAAAGACGATCTTAAAAAAGAAAATGTTAAAGAGTCAAGAAAGGCTCCGAAAGAAGTTAAAAAATTAATGGCAGGTAAAACATATACTTGCGAAGATTGTGGTTGTGAAATGCACAAGTGCGATAAAGATTGTGATTGCAAAAATGATTCACATGATGAATTAGGATCATATTGGAAAGACGAAAATGGTAATGGTATTCCAGATGTTGCAGAATCTGTTAATGAGTCAATTACTATTAGTGCTGACAGCGAATCAGACTTGCCAATGATTGCACAGATTATGAAACTTGCAGGAATGAGTACTGTAACCCCTGATATGATGCCAGGTGCAGATAATGTTCCGATGATGAAATCAGACGATGACATTAACGCTAACGACGATGACGATTGTGGTTGCGAAGATGACGATAATACAGACATGCCTTACAGCGAACAAGACCGTTTAGCACAATTAGCAGGTATTGAAAGAACACAAACTGAAGCAACATCTGATATGCAACCTGGACAAGGTGCATTAGATAAATTTAGAGAATTGCACAGAAAAGGTATTGGCTCAAATGATGACGAAGTTGTTTTGAAAGAGTTAATTGAAGCAATTAATGACGATTCTTTATTCGCAGATGAATTCACAGCACTTAGAGCGTTTACTAGTCCATCAAAGTTTGACGACTCAGAGATAGTGACAGCAGATGATGTTCCTGGAAATACTCCAGATGAAAAAATTGAGACACTTCTAAAAGCAATTGATGACGATTCATGGGTAGGAGGCTTTGCTGAAATGTTAATGAAAGATTTTAGCATGAGTGACGACGGTGACGAAGATACCGAAGAAGGCTTTGCTAACTCGATGGGTGACGAAAAAGAAGAACCTACATACAAAGGTTATGATCCAGACTATGCAAAAGATGCGGGTGCGGCAACAAGAAAAACTAAACAAGTACCAGCAAACAGTGGAGATAATCCTTTAGAATCAATTGAAGATAAACTAAGAACAGAGTACAAAACTTTTAAAGAAGAACTTTGGAAAGAATTATCCGATGGTAAAGAAAGCACAGACGAAGGCAGAGGCCGTGGTAAATTAATGGCTGGACGTGGACGTGGTAAAATGCCAAAAGAAAACGTGCAAACACAATACAAAGATGACATGTTCAAAAGCATGTCTGATGCAGGTGCTTATAATGGTGGTAAGACTGTTAAGACATCAAATAAAAAACCCGGGCTAAAAGGCAACGAGTTAGACGCTCTTAGAAATAAGAATGTCGCAAAGATGGATGCTGAAGATAAAGCCGCTAGAAAAGCAAACAAAGATAGACTTGCTTCATATAAAAAGTAAACTTTAAATATAATAGATTCAATAGGCTCTCCGGAGCCTATTTTTTTCAGTAAATATTCATATGACAGACTGGGCAGAATATTTCCAAAAAATTAAACCTGTATGTCCGTGGAGTTTAGCGGCATGGAAAAAGAACGAAATCAAAATAATACAATGGGCTGGAGAATGGGAACACTTAGGTGATAACCAAGCCATTGTTTATACATTTAAAGATATTAATCGTAGACGACTAAAAAAACTTTGTAAACAGTTAAATGTAAGTTACGAATACGAATGGTTATGGAGTGAACCTAAGTACGGAAAGTTTGGAAGTCCTGTACCTATATTGATACAACAAGATAGACGTACCCTATTTGATTTACGTTTTGATACCGGTTATTATAACGAGTTAAAACCATAAAATACAATAAATATTTGTATGAAGACGGAGTACACTAACGCCTTCTACGATATTGTATCTGAGGCGAAAGAAACATACGGTTACGAACTTCCAGTTGAACTAGAGTCGTATATTGTTTTCCTTTTGGCAAGCCATATTGAAAAGCCAGACTTTTTACCACAACAAACATTTGCTGAATCATATTTAAAATTACAACGACCATATACACAGAATGCAAAGCAATTAGGTGATACATGTTTGTTTGTAACAGGCGTATTCCCTTCATACGGACATAATAAAGGTTTAGACATAACTTACTATAGTAATATAGGAAAAAGTAGTTATAGCATGGCTAGTGAATACTTAAACATTGACTTATTTGATAATTTAAGTACACATTTTGATTTATTACGTACTGTAATAGACACTAGCATCAATAAACGTAAAACCACT